CCTACTCCCATACAAGAAAACAGAACTATGAGTTTTACAACTCAAGATGTTGATATGGTAGCATATAGACAAAATCTAGCTGCTTCTATGGGTTTAACCTCCCCACAACAACCAACACATTCTAAACCTCAATCTTCATCAACAGGCAATCCATATTTAGATATCATAGCTGAAACTGCTTCTACTATGACGGCCCAAGATTTAGCGGCAATGAGACAATATAACGAATAATAATGCCAATACCTCAAATAGTAAGAATAGATCCTAGAGATTTAGATCAAAATAGAGCAATAGGAGTTAGTATTCCTTTTAATGCTGGAGGTGTATTTAATCAAACATATGCAACTAAAGATCAAATTAAATCAAATTTAATTAATCTTTTATTAACGTATAAAGGGGAAAGAGTATTAAATCCTGAATTTGGAGCGGATTTACCTCGTTTATTATTTGAACCATTAACTGAAGATTTATACCCAAAAATCCAAAATCAAATAATTTCAAGTGTAAATATGTATATCCCTGAAATTACAATTTTAAATATAGAAATAACTCCTAATATTGACTATAACTTAATTAATATAAAATTAGATTACAAATTAAACCTTTCAGGACAACAAGATAGTATTATAATCGAATTACAATAATGACCGAGGATAAACAAATAAAATATGTGAATAAAACTTTTAGTGATTTTAAACAATCACTTCAAGAATTTACTAAAATATATTTTCCAGATAATTATAATGATTTTTCAGAAGCATCACCCGGAAATATGTTTATTGAAATGGCATCTTATATAGGTGATGTTTCTTCATTTTATATTGATTCCCAAGTACAAGAGAATTTTTTAAATTTAGCTAAAGAAAAAGAAAGTCTATATAATTTAGCTTATTCTTTTGGTTATCGTCCTAAAGTATCATATGCTTCTAGTACTACTTTAGATATATATCAATTATTACCATCATATAATGGTAGTCCTAATTTGTCATATGCTTTAGAGGTAAAAGAAAATACCATTATAAGTAGTAACTTAAATAATCAAAAATTTCTTACCTTATCCCCAGTTGATTTTTCTGATACATCATCAGCTGATATAAGTTATGTTAATGCTAATAATTTTTTAATAAAAAAAAGTGTAGATGTAATATCAGCAGATATAAAAACTGCTACTTTTTCTTTTACTGCTCCTAAAAAATTTGATTCAATTACTATTAATGATACTAATATTCTTCAAGTTTTAGAAGTTAAAGATAGTGATAATAATCTATGGTATGAAGTTCCATATTTAGCTCAAGACTTAATCCCATTACCTACAACTAATGCTACTTCAGGAAGTGATGATATTAACTATTTACTTAACTTTCAACGTGTACCTCGACGTTTTGTAACACGTGTAAAACCAAACGATAAATTAGAAATACAGTTTGGAGCTGGAGTTGCTAATACTAATAATACAGATACTACAATTTTACCTACTCCTCATAATATTAATTTAGGATTAATACCAAGTGTATCAACTAATATTGATAACTACAATAAAGCTTCAATATTTTATACTAAAGCGTATGGTTTAGTCCCACAAAATACAACATTAACAGTAAAATACTTAGTAGGTGGTGGTTTATCTTCTAACGTACCTGCTAATTCATTGACTACAATTGATAATACTAATACTATCTTTAAATATGGAACTCCAATAAGCGGAAGTACTGAAATTTTAAACAGTGTAGCCTGTAATAATGAATCAGCATCATTAGGTGGTAGAGGAGCAGATACTATTGAAGAAGTTCGTTTAAATGCTTTAAATGCTTATTCATCTCAAAACAGAACAGTAACAAAAGAAGATTATATTATGCGGGCTTTAAGTATGCCTTCTAAATATGGTACTATATCTAAAGCATATCTATCCCAAGAAACATATAATTCATCCGGAACTTTATTAAATAATAACCCATTAAGTTTAGATTTATATGTTTTAGGATATAATAGTGATAAAACTTTAAAAAATGCAAACCCAACATTAAAAAATAATTTAAAAAAATATTTAGATCAATATCGTATGATTACTGATGCTATAAATATAAAAAATGCATTTTATATTAATTTAGGAGTTAACTTTGAGATTAATTCTGATCCAAGCTATAATAATAAAGAATTATTATCTAATTGCATATCTGTAATAAAAACATACTTTAATATAGACTCATGGCAGATAAATCAACCTATTATTTTAGCCGAGATTAATGCGCTTCTCCTCAAAGTACCTGGTGTTAGATCAATATCCAAAGTTGAAATAATAAATAAACAAGGAGGAAATTATTCTTCCTATGGATATGATATAATAGCAGCTACTAGAAATGGTATTTTATACCCATCAATAGATCCCAGCATATTTGAAATACGTTTCCCAAATATTGATATAAACGGTAGAGTAATTACATATTAAACATGGCAGTATATAAAATATTCCCCACTAAAGACGCTTCTATATATTCATATTATCCTACTAAAAACGCTGGATTGGATGAAATATTAGATATAAGTTTATATAAATCTATAGAAGATGCTGGCGAAGTCTCCAGAGCATTATTGTCATTTTCTAATACTGATATAACTGATATTTTATCTAATAAAGTAGGATCTAATAATTATAAAACATACTTAAAGTTATATTTAGCTAATGCATCTGAAATTCCATTAGATTATACTTTATATTGCCACCCAATATCAGGCTCCTGGGATATGGGAATAGGACGTGCGGCTAATATACCTGCTACTACAGTTGGAGTAAGTTGGAAATATAGGAATAATTCAAGTGGGAGTATATTTACATCATCTGTTGCAAATGCTACTAATGCTTATAATGGATCTAATATTGGAGGGGGAAGTTGGTGGACTGGAAGTAATTTAGTTGCTACTCAATCTTTTAATTATATAACTAATAAAGATATTGAATTAGATGTAACTAATGCTATTAGTTCTAGTTATTATCAAAATGGGTTTATTATTAAACATTCTAGTTCATTAGAATTTTTTACAAGTTCGGCGTTTGAACTTAAATATTTTTCTACTGATACCCATACTATTTACCCCCCATGTTTGGAATTTAGATGGAATGATTTTTTATATTTAACAGGATCACTTACAACAATAACATCAGGCAATATATCTATCTCATTAGCAAATAATAAAGGTGAATTCCAAGAAGACTCAGTTAATCGTTTTAGAGTAAATGTAAGAGATAAATACCCTACTAGAACATTCCAAACATCTTCATTGTATTTAAATAATAAACTATTAACTACTTCTTCATATTATGCTATTAAAGATATTAAAACTGAAGAATTTGTAATTGATTTTGATACTACATTTACTAAACTATCAGCTGATTCAACAGGTAATTATTTTGATTTATATATGAATGGCTTACAGCCTGAAAGATATTATAGTATACTAATTAAATCTATAATAAGTGGAAGTACAGTAGTACATGAAGATAATAATTATTTTAAAGTAGTAAGATAATGGCTCAAATATCTTTTAATAAAAATATTTTTGATAAAAATAATTTTGAAAAAATAGTTAATATTAATTTTAATCAATTATCAAAAGTACCTCCTAATACTACTTTTACATTAACTGATTTCTTTCAACTGTATGAAAATTTATTTGAAAGTATCCCTAAAGAAGGTGATATTCAATCCCATAGATATATTTTAAATAAAACCGCAGAGTACTTAGGTGTAAACATAAATGAAACTACTGACATTCAAGCTTTATTAGATGAAATAACATCGTTAAGAAATGAATTATTAGACACCAATAAAACATTATTAGATTTAAATAAAAAATAATGGCAGATAATATTAAAATTGTAGGTAATGTAAATAATACTCAACGTATATCTCGATTTAAAACAGTAGATACTAATTTGTTATCTATTGATAACCTTCCTCAAAATTTTGGATATGATGGAGATTTTATTGAATTATTTATTTATGATGAAAATAATAATATATTATCTGTAAATTATAACTATACTGATTTTAAATTACCAACAAATCAATTTTTATATCCGGATAATACACTTCCAATAATACAAATTGATCCCCCACAAGATATCCAAAATATAGGATATAATAATGGTTCATTTAAATCTCAATATAGTTTTTTTAGACGAAGATTTTCTTCTTCAAATGATGATTTGTTTATTACTGAGATATCTCAAGATAGAACAGAAATAAGAGTAAATTCGGTTAACTTGTCTTCGTCTGAATTAATAAATGAAGCCCAAAAAATAATTAATGAATTTACTTCATCATCTTATCAAAAATACTATGTAGTTAATCTTGATGTTGATATTCAACAAATAGCCGTTAATGTTGCTATTGATAATACTACTGATATACCATCTATATTATTGAAATTATATGAACCTTTATCAACAAGTATAATTGAAAAAGATACATTATGGATTACAGAAGAAATTACTGAACCGTATGTATTTGATATTAATTTAGATTTATCAATAATTCCTGAACCACTTCCCCAATTAAAAGGCCCTAATTTTGATATCAATATAGATATAAAACAGAATTTAGGAACTAAATATGAAAATTACTCATCATTAGTATCTTCTTTAACTGGTTCATCTTATCGTCAAGTATTAAATTATATGAATGATTCATCATATGATTTAAATATAGATTATACATCATTTAATAATTTTATCCATTTTAGTTCAGCTAAAAAACGTTTAGAAATATTTTATAATAAAATAAGTCAAATTGAAAGTTATGATACTGATATTAATACTTTATTATTATCTAATTCTATATTAAAAAATGAAGAAACAGCGTCTATTAAGTTAAAAATAGACAGTATTACTAAAAATTTTGATGGGTTTGAAAATTATTTATACTTTGAATCAAGTTCATATACTTGGCCTAAAACTGATAATATCAAACCATATAAGAATAAATTTATTAATAAATCCTTTTATCAACTAACAACATCATCTATATGGAATTTCACTCATAGTTTAAATGAAATCCCAACAGTAATATCAGTATATTCAGGATCTGGGCAGTTATTACCAACTCAATCTTCTACTATTGGGGTAAATACAATTAGCATAACTTTTGCTAATTCTCATTCTGGATATATCATACTTACATCTCCTTCAGCTTCATTATGGTATAATAATTATACGTCATCAGCTAATGACTATGATGAAGATAATTTAGACCATTTATATAATATTGCTCCAGCATATATAAAAAATGACCCATTAAATTACCAACCATACTATACTTTTATAGATATGATTGGTCATTATTTTGATAATATATGGATTTATATTACATCAATTAATGAATTATATAATAGTAAAGGAGATAATAATTTTGAAGATTACATTGGAGGTATAAACTCAGGTAGCACTTTATTTTTAAATGATTTTTCTACAACAAGTAGTTATTTAAACAACATACCTAAAAAAGATTTATTAGCTGAGACATATAAAAGAATATATCATAATTTAATTCTTTTAAATAAAAATAAAGGTACTGTTACCGGTTTACAAAATTTTATTACTACGTTTGGTGTTACAAGTAGTATCTTTTCTCCAAATGAATTTGGAGGTTCTAATAAGAAAAACCAGTTAAAAGGATATGATAATGATAAAATCACAATTCAAAATAATACTATAACTGGTAGTGTTTTATCACCATTTATATCATTACAACAACCATTTACATCCTCATCAGATTTTACATCAACAGATTTACATTTTGTTGACTTATCATTTAGCCCACAAACCGAATTAAATTCTAGGGTTTCTGCTTCAGTTGCTATAACTTATCCTACATTTTCACTAGATGAATATATTGGAGATCCTAGATTAATGGCTTCATCATCATATAATGATTTAATTACCCAACAAAATTATTTTATTTCTGCTAGTTCAGCTGTATCGGGTAGCGCAAAACGTTTAGATTATAAAGGATTTATTGAATTAGTAAAATATTTTGATAATAGTTTATTTAAAATGCTAAAAGATTTTGTTCCTGCTAGAACAAACGCTCTAACAGGAATAACAATTAAATCCCCAGTATTAGAAAGAAATAAAGTACCTATATACCATCCTAAAGTAACAAAAGAAACAGTATATGATGCTAATTATAGTGGTCCAACTATTACTGAGGATAAGACATATCACTATAATAAAGTAACAGGTAATAAATTTTCATTTTACACTGGTGAGTTTACCGGTTCGTATGTTAATATAAACGATGTATTTGAGAATTCAAATCCTAATCCATATCTTCATCCAACAAATTCAATTGATGTAAATCAATTTAATCATACTGACTTTAATGTAACTTTAAATAATATATCATCAAGTGTAACTTCTAATTCAAGAAAAAAACTAGAAAAAATATATATTACTTCTAATAATAATATTTTTTTATCTGGCTCAGCTAATGAATATACATCAGATGCTGAATTACAAGAAAGTAACTTATCATCAAAAGGATTTCAAAATTCACGTTATGATGGGACTAAAATATCTAGTTTAAAATATAATACATATAACCCAGCATCTAATACTTATTCAGGAGATAATTCTTATGGTAAAACAGCTGTTATTGATCATAATACTAGAAAATTAGGTTTATTTACTCAGATTACTGAGAATATATTTTTACCATCTACTAAAAAAAATAATGTTATTTTAAGATACCTTGTTGATGAAAGTGGAAGTTTAACTGAATTAAATAAAAATAATAAACATTGGAATGAACTCCAGAATACATTTAAATTGGGGGAGGATCTTACTATAACTTTATTTAATAACCAAAAATCAGGAGACCAAAAATCTACAGATGGATCTAAACTTATATTCAATAGTGGATATAATTATACGCCTATGTTATATTTCTCCGGTTCAGGTGATAAAGCTTATTTTGAATATACCGGTGAAAATGTAGGTAAATTATTTCAAGCAAAAAATAATATAAATATATCTCCAGGTCCTGTAGGTTATATATA